GAGGGAAGTGTTTGACTTCCCCGCCCTTGCTGAAAAACAACTCCAAGTCTTTTTCTAATCTATCTCTGACTTGTTGATTAGTTTGAGTCGCCGTCAGCATATTCTTCTCCTATTTTAAAGACATCATCCATGCTCATACCAAGCGCGTCACATATTTCTTTGTAGCGTTTTACGGTCATCCCCTTATTAGTCAGGGAGTGAGAGTAGTTAGCTGCACTAATCCCTATCTTTTGGGCTACTTTGATGTGCTTGATATTATTAATTGCATGGGCGCATCTAATTGCGTGGCCTATATGCATATTACCTCCAAGGACAAGGGGGCTTGCGCCCCCAACAAATCAAAAGGGTATATCTTCTGAAGCAACCTCCACCCTTGGTGCAGGTGCAGACTGAACATCCTTCGGCTTAACCGATAGGCTCATGTACTTCTTACCGTTCTTAGATTCCTTGAGCCACGAATTCAGCCAGTACTCCTGACCCGCGACATTGATCGTGCCATTGTAGTCAGCGTGTGTCTCAGCTTCTTTGCGCTCGTTCTTAAACAGTGCGCCACGGTTTGTATCATCGTAATCACTCATTGTCTTGCTCCTCTTTTGGGTTAAAACTATCTTCGATTTTAGTGTAAGCCTTGCGCATCTGTATCCTAGAGACAAGGTATTGGTCTTGCATGTCATGCATTAAATCCTGCAAAATGTCTGCTTTTAACAGTGGGTCTAATGATAAGAATGTATTAGCAAAATAAACCTCAGCCTCTCCACAATCGTAATTTATTTCGATGCTTATAAGCGCATTGTTTAAGCTCCTCCTTCCCTTCATAACACCCCCTACTGAAAGTATTGGTTAACATCTTGTTTGATTCTTAATGCTGCATTGGTTACATGTTCTGCCAATGCTGCTATGTACTCCTCATCGCGTTCAACACGAACGATCAAAGGTTTCATGGTCTGGTGATAGGACATGAAATCCCACCACGATCTACCTGTGACCCACAGGCAACCCATGATCTGCTGCAAGTGTTTAGAAGGCACGACTCCTGCCTTCACCCACTCAACATGCGTAGCAGGGGCAGGGCATTTGATTTCCAAACCACCGTCCTCCCCTATCAATCCGTCTGGTGAACAACCTGCGTTCACAGTATCGTGCAGACAGAATCCCACCTCCTGAACAGTATTCCCCGTCAGGGCTTCGTACAATTCACGGGCATCTGGTTCTAACTCAGTGCCTCGCTTCATGTGTTCGTTGACGTAGACAAAAGTAGTCTCGCCAGTTAACTCTTCAGCGACTAGCTGATTGATGTACGCCTCAACCTGCGTAGACTTACCACCCTTTCCGGTGACGATTTTAGAAAACTGTGAGGCCGATGGGACTCCTAGCCTATGGGTCAGCCACTCAGGACTGCCCTGCTCGCAGGAAATCAGGCGCATTAGAAGAACTCCTCAGTAGCTTTTGCAGGATGATGCGGATGCTTAGGCTTTGTCGATGCAGCGTTGCCATCGTCATCCTCGGCAGGGATACCTGCAATAGACTGTAAAGCGTACCGTCTAGCGTAGGTGATAGCTGAACCCGCACCGTGAGCATCTAACTTGCCTAGAGGTATTAAGAACTCCTGCTCTAACCACTCACCGGATGAATGCATTAGGCGTGTAGATACTCCAATGCCACCCTGCCCATTAACAGGGAATTGCACATAGCTCAGGCCATGCTTCGCGAATGGGGCTTTGACTGCTTGTATTACAGCCCCAAGATCAGCGTAGCTAGACTTAAAGAATGGATTGGACGAGCCTTTAACTGCTGCCCCCATCTCCCCCTGTGCCGCAGCCATCGCGGCTGATAGGTTTGCTATTGATTCAGATTGTTTCATGGTATCCCCCTAGAAATATGTTTGTTCGTGTTGGTCATCGCGAATACGGTGCATGACCTGCTCGGAAGTCGCATACTCGTGACCGTAAACAGCCAGTGCAGTCTCAGCTATACCGATCTCGCGAGTGGCAACGTCAGTAATAAAAGACATGACAGCCTCACGCATCGCACCCCTAAAAATGACAGAGTAAGTCAGCGTGTCAGCCTTGTTTGTGGTTAGCTTATGGATGCATCCACGCAAAACTTCGGGGTCGGCGTGATAGAGCATGATGTCACACAGATACTCATTGGCATCTGCGTCATGCAGTACAGAGAAGATCATCTTTTCGATGTCATCTTGGGGTACTACGTCCCAATCAATGTCACCGTCAATGAGATATTGCGTTGCGGTTGTCGGCTCAGCGAGCCACTCTTTAATGTATTTCATATCATCCTCCTCAGAATGTGTAATAATCTTAAGCGATATTAAATGTCCTTGTCAACAATTGTGTTGAAATAAAATCTTCTAGGCCGATCCTCCTGCTCGGTTAACTGTAAGCTGTTGTCGTGAAAGTAAAAATTGTATGTGCCTTCCCATCCACCGCTGTGTCTTTGCTTGGCAACGATGAGTTTTTGGTCTTTATGTTTGGCTAAATATTCCTGCTGCTTCTCATCTAGCTCGGTCATCTTAGCTAATTCCTTTAGCTGTTTTCGCTTCGCGTTGCTACAAGTTAGCAGGACATTATCAGCCATATCTGTAAGCGTACCTGCCCCGCGAATGGAATACTTATCCGGTATCCAATTGTCATCAGCTTGTGGAGGCTTCCGAATGTGCGCCACCAAGATAATGCCGACATCCAGTGTCTTGGCGCAGTGCTGTAATTTGTTGACGAACTCTGTCTCAGCCACATAATCTTGGAAGCCCGTGCCACATTTTGCGAGGGAATCAACGAAGACGTACCGGCAACCCAATGCCCTAACACAGTAATGAATAATGGATAACACTCGATCCGGCTTGACTGTGTCGAGCTGATCGAAGATAACAAGGTTCTTATCAACGAACGCTGAGAACTCTTGAATAAAGGACTCGGCGGGCGTGCCATCCTGTGTACCTGCGGCTTGCATTAGCATGCGGTACAGGGATTCGCTCGGTTTCATTTCAAGGGACGCGAGGCAGACCTTGGATTCCTTGAGTAAGCTTAGGATTATCTCGCCACAGATAAGGGATTTTTTTGACGCATTAGCTCCCCCAAATATGGTTAACTCACCCTGCCTTAACCGAAACGTGTCATGTGTCTTAGGCCACGGTAGCTTAGCTCCCCATATCTTCTGACCTTTGGATCGCTCGACCACCTCATCATGCCACCGACCCGCCGAGTGGATCTGCGAGGCTTCCATCATGCCCGTGAGTTCAAGGTACTGTTCTAGCTCCAACCCCTGCGGCAGCTTCATAGCTCCACCCCCCATGATGCTTCGCGAGTAGGGGTCTGATCCTGCCTACGTTTCTCCCATGTGACGACACAGGCTTTCCATGATTTCATCCTCTCTTTGCCGATCTTCCACCCTCGCGCCTCGTAGAACGCGATGAACATTTCAGGGTCGATTCCGTTGCTGCGAGAGTCACAATATGCCCTAACTTCCTCAACTGTCGGGGGTATAGATTGTTGGTTGTTACTTGTTACTTGTATAGTTGTTGCCCTTTGCTTGTCAGTTGCTTGACTCTTGCTTGTCGCTTGCTTGCCCGAATCTTGGTACTGAGCGTAGTTAGTTATTGAAATGATTGAGAATTTATTGGTGATTTGCTTGGCAATCATGTCGTCTTTTTCAAACCAATCTAGGTACTTTCTGAGACGGCGTACTGAGATGTTCAATCTGGCGCTTGCGGCATTCAAACCGAAGACCAGTTGACCCCGCTTGATAGTGAGCATTTTGCCGTTAAACGCTGTCGCTTTATCCGTTAATGACGCAGCCATTAGCAGGTGCAGCCATAGCTTTAACGCTTCGGGTTCTTGCCACAGGAAATTATCCTGTATCGCCCGATCTAGTCTGATCCATCCGTTCATATTATCCCCCTCGCTTTCGCGCCATTAACTATCCGCTGCGCATTGTAAATAGCTGCCTTGTCCTTCTCGGTAAATGCTACCCCTTCTTTAGCCCACACTGGTACTAATTCCAACAGCCACTCGGCAGACTTCACCTCCTCGCGTGTATGCTTGCTTAACTTAGGGGTATAGGGCGACCCATCATTAGGGTAGATATCCCGCCATGCAAGCCCTGCGGCCTTTAGAATGGACTCTGCGCTACAGTTCTGAGCAAAGCAGTTAAGCAATACCCTATCATCTGCCTCGCGGTATAGAATACTGAGTGAGTGCGACTTGTCATCATGGGCAGGACACAGCGCCATAGCCTTGTTACCCTTGCGCCGCACCCCCTCCAACTTGCTACAAACTAATTCAAAATCAGACATTTATTCCCCCTTGCGGTGTAGGGGGAGAGCAGTTAACCTGCCTGTGATCGCAATGCATCCTCCTCCCCCTTGTGGTGTGATCAGTCCCCCTTCGGGGGGACACTTTATTTAAATCCTATCTAGGCTATTCCCCATCCTATCTAGGATCACAGTTTACCTTTCCCAGTGTGTCGGTTGCTCGCTACCCCCTTGTATCCAATCACCATTTGACCGTTGAATTAGACCTACGGCCTCGGGTTGGACGCAGAATCTCTCTGCGGGATCACCCTTTAAATGCTTATCAAAGTTGCGCTCGGTAGAGAATACTTCCCAACATCGCACACACATGGAACGGGGGCTA